TACGGTAGCCGTGAACCTTGAACACCATCAGGCACTCGAGCAGGCCGTTCTTGGCGGCGTCGGAGATCCGCGTTGCGAAGTTCGTGGTGCTGTCGCCGTCCGGTAGACGGTCGAGATAGTATTTCAGGATGTTCCGCACAGTGGTGGCGGACAGCGGCGATTCCTTGCCCACCTGAACGCTGAACCAGTCGCCGAATTGGGTGAGCGCGCGCTTGAATACCGCGGCGAACTGGTCGACCGTCTCACTCGTCTTGGGGATGAACTCGGTGGACTGCCCTTCGACCTTGTGGGTCCAGTCCTGGATGCCGTTGTAGGCATCGCGGTTCATCTGCGAGCGCCAGATCCGCTGTCGCCGCCCGTCTTCCGCTTCCCGCTTGGCCGCCAGGATGGCCTGGACGGTGGGATCGCCGCTATCGTCCGCCGGTTTTTCCGTTCGGGCCGTCGCTGTTCGTACGTTTCTCGCCATAGCGGTATCCTGCGTCGCGGAAAGTCACCTTTTTGTAGCGTACTTCATGGACACAGGTGATGCACGTCCCGATCTCCCGCTCGGCGCCCCGCAAAACCGCCTCACAGGACCGGCAATGGGTTCTCACCGCTGCGCGCCCTTGAACGAATAGCTGCCATCCCGGATGGACGTCTTGCCGAACTTCCGCCCGCTCGAGAACTGCGTCACCGGTGCCTCGTAGGCCAGCCAATACGACCAAGCGTCGGAGCTGTGGGTGCGTTTGAAGTAGGGATCTGACCGATTTGCGACCTTGCGCAGCCCGCCGCGCTTGTCGAGCTGGACTTGCTCCAAATCGAGTATCAATTCCTCACATTTCGGGTCGATTTCGACGTTCACCTCGCCGTATTCGTCCTTCAACTGGCGGTTCACAGCGTTGATCCGGTCGCGCACCATGGGGTTCTGGTGGGGCAATTTGAGCCGAATTCCGACCCCTTTCGAGCGCATATGGTTGATGATCAGCGTGTAATTGGTCTCAGCGGTCTGCGCAGAGCGGTGCTGGCCGGTCTGGTCGCCATACACCCACCACTCGCCACGGTGCGAGCCGTAGGTGTCGTATACGTAGTCGCACATCTCGGCCAAATCGGAGTTTTCGGTCACAAACTCGTCGAAAACACGGAAAACGTTGCCGTCGCGCTGCCCAATGAGGGTGATCAACGGGTCGATGTTGAAGTCCCAGCACCAGACCAAGGGCCGCCGAGGGTTCCAGAAGCTGGCTTGGTCGTGGACGTGCAAACTGCGCTCGAAGCTCGTGAACGCTCGCGCGCCGCCCGTGCCCGGTAGGAGTTCGCCATCCAGGCGAATACGACGCTGAAGACTTCCAGGAGGATAAATGCTTTCAAGGAACCGTACCTCGTCCGGCCCGATGAAGGGATTGTCATAGATACCGGCGGTGATGAGCAGCACGTCCTTCAACTTTCCCGCCTGCCACGGGCGCACGATGTCGTCGTAGGTCCACGTCACGCCGCCCGGTACGCCTTCCGGCGGCAACAGCGTGCAGGTCACGATGACGGAGAGCGTCCGACCGGCCTCTACGCGGATGGTCGCTTCCTCGTACACGTCCTTATCATGCTCTTCGTCGAACCAGATGAGGTCTTTGCCGGTGCCCTGGTACTTCTCGCGCCCGGAGTCGTTACTTTTGAATCCTAAAATACTTCCATTTTTCAACTTCAAAATCTGCTGACTAGGCACCCATTGTTGGATTTCCCGTTGCGGAATGAACGGCTCATTTCCTCGGCCTTTTACGCCATAACCGTTATCGAATAGCTTCGGTTGCACGATGTCACGGCTTGACGGCCAGTCGAGTGAAGAAGCCCATACGGACACTGAGCGATCAGTAATCGTCATATCAGGCGAATAATGCACGGTCTCAGAATCGGGCCAACCGAAGCGCAGCGCCTGGGCAACAATACTCGCCCCCACTTGCGATTTGCCGCTGTTGTGGTGCAACGCCCCCGCAGCGTAATAACAGTGCGTTTCTTCTACCTCGAAATCCACAATCGGCTGCAAACCGAGTTCCTGGTATGCTATAATTCGCCTATCACCAAACAGAGAAACCGCGCATGGCTGCAAATAATCGGAGGGGCATGAAGCCGTTCGATCTCGAAGCTCGAGGTATCGTTCCTCTACTGGAGCAAGGGCTGACTCGTCGTGCAATCGCAGAAGCGTTGGGGGTAGACAAAACGACGGTTGACCGTTGGTGCCAGAAACGGGGGCTTTCCACAGGCCGAACAGGGCCTCTAGCAGGCCAGGGTCATCCAGACTGGCTTGGGGGAAGGACGCTAGACAAGCATGGATACATTCTGGTGTGGGCCCCGATGCACCCATTTTGCCGAGCTTCTGGAAAACTTGCTGAGCATCGGCTTTTGGCTGAAGCGCTTCTATTTCGGCATCTAACGCCAGAAGAAGTTGTCGACCACGTCGATGACTGTCCGTACCACAACTGGCCAGATAATCTTCGCCTATTTCCTTGCAACGCCGATCATCTAGGCTGGACCACAGGTCACCGAGCGAAGCCCACCCAGAGGTGGTCAATACCCGGTGCCTACAAGTCGCCTCAAAAACTTCCCCGTTGTCCAGATGAAAGCGAAACGCTGGCTCAATGCTCTTCAGAAATAAAGCAGAGGCTCGCTTGGTACATCGACTGCTACCGTCCCAGGATCGAACATAGAAACCTTTCTCGCCGAGAACTTCGCGAAGTGGGCGCGTGGCGGAACCCATTTCCACGTTTGTCCAAGGCGTAAGGCATCTATTACCGCCGAGGAAAAAGCCGCGCTTGTACTTGCGCGACATGATCTCGTCGATGAACTTCTGCTGCTTCTTGTGCGGCTTGAAGCTCAGCAGCGGATCATCCGCCCGCCGCCGTGCCAGCTCTTCCCGAAGTGCGAGCGCCTGCTCGAGCAGCGCCCGCTGGTTGTCGCTCACACAACAACCCCGAGCAGACCACCGCCGAAGATGAACGCGAGGTCCATGTAGCTCCCTGGCCCCATCTCATCGGGCGTCCAGTCGTGCTGCCACAGCTCGCGCAGGTAGCCGATGGCCGTCACGATGACCAGCGCGACGATGGCAGGCATGATGAGATGCAGGAGCGCACCCACCGCGAACCCCGCGGCGGCGTGCGCAACCTGATCTACGAGTTCCTTGTGGTCGTCGTAGAAACTCATGTCAGCAGCCCGGCTTCGGGCGCGGCTTCGACTTCTTCTTTGCCATGCTTCTTCTCCTTCAGGTTGAGCCTTCTTTCAGCTTCGGCCATGTCCGCCTCGTCGTCAATGTTGACGAGCGGCGGGGTTTTGACGGGGTAGGTCGACAGCGGGGAATACACCGCCGACCGCACCGACATCATCCACACCCGCGATAGCGCGTAGACCGCGCCATTGCGGATAAATCGCTCCGGGATATCCTGGCGGCGCAGCGCCGTGTCGGCACCCTCCACCGTGGCCAGCACGCCCTTGGAAATGGCGAACTGCTTCATGTTCGCGTAGCGCACCGGCACCTCTTCCACGGTCCAGGCAGCACTGTACGCCTTCATCGCGGAGATCGCCGACACGGCATGCTCCGCCATCCACACTTCGCGCAGCGGGCTCGTGGGCTCGAGGTAGATGCTGGTCGCGAAGAAGTGCCCTGCCTGCTTCTCCGCTTCCAGCCACGCATGCTTCCATACGTCCACCGCGCGGGACTCGTCGCCGTGGTAGGTGGGTGGCAGGCAGAAGTCGATCATCGCGCGGCTCCCCACGTGCTGGACAACCTCCTGCGATTCTGTGCTGACGATCACGTGCGGCGAGACGGACTCTGCGAAGTCGATGGCGCGGTCCAGTAAAGTCCGCCCCGCCACCAGGCGCATGTTCTTGCGCGCGACGCCCTTCGAGCCCATTCGGCAGGGGATGACGCACAGCGTGGTGGGCAGGATGGTCATAGCTTTTGGGCGGCTAGGTACTGGTACATCCAACCGTCCGGCCGGGTCCAGTATTCCGGGTCGCCGTGGACCGCGTAGCCGCACTTGTTCAGCATCCGGCCCAGCGACTCGAAAGTGAAATACCAGCGGTGCTGCGCGCAGAACCACATGTTCCGATAGGCGGCCTCCGACCACGCGCGGTCGAGGTCGAGGCACGGCACGACGATCTTCAACGTCGCGCCCGGCGCCATGAGCGTTGCGACGTCGCGCAGAACCGCCCAAGGGTCGCTGACGTGCTCGAGCACCAGCAGGAGCAGCACCTCGTTCGCCGTCGCGCCAAAACGCTCGTAGGCGTCCTGTACGGTGGCGAAGGCGTGGTGCCGGCGCTGCTCGGTGATGAAGCCGCGGAACTTCTCGTTCGGCTCGACGGCGATTGTGCCGAGCGATCCGTCCATCTGCAGCAGATGATCGAGCACCAGCCCGCCGCCCGCGCCGATGTCGGCCACGTTACTGCCACGCGGCACGCGCAGCCCTTCGGCCATCATCTGCGCGTAGGCGCTCTGTACCTTCACGTACTTCGCGTAGTCGTCGTCCCGTGCGACCGACTCGTGGTATTCCTCGGTCTCGTATGCCTCGTCCGGCAGGCACTGCTGCTCATCCAGCCGCAGCAACTTGCACTCCCAGCACTGGTAGAAGTCGCCGAGCACAGGCGGTTTGCCGACGTGCGCGCGCATCGGCAGCGCGAACATGAAATCGAACGGCTTGTCGCAGGTAGCGCAAGTGGCGCTTCGCGCCCCATCTTGCTTCGCAATAATGGTCACCGTATGACCCTCTGAATGATGGGCTGGAAGGCGTTCAGCGATAGGCGGATGTACGCCGGGTCGAAGCTCGGATGGTCGTACTTCTGCGCAAAGAACATCGCGTCGTTGGCCGGCACGTGCCAGTCGTCGCCGGCCGAGAGCAGTTCCTGCATGGCCAGGGGGTGCTCGTAGCAGGCGATGAGCGCACGGGCTGAAATGAACGGCCGCAGCACCACACCGGCCATGTTGCCGTGCTGCAGCGCCTCGAAGCCGCCGAAGACATCGTGGAACAGGCACATCACCACATAGTCGTCCGGCTCCTTGGCGTAGAGCGCGCGCGTTGCGCACTGGAGTGAGTGCTCGTACTTGTCGATACGCTTGTCGAACGCCGCGTACTCACCACGACGCGTCTCGAGCAGCGCGAGCAGGCGCTCAGCTATCTTGTGCAAGCAGCACCTCCGCGATGGCCTGGCCGGCGTTGCCGCGGCCGTAGGTGTGATCGGGCGGGTAGCGCCCCGTTGAGATCTGCTGGGCGATGGCCTGGGATAGGTTCTCGAACGCCGGCTGCAGCACGTTGACCGTCGTCAGTCGCCCTCGCTGGCGTTCACCCACGTCCACCACCGGCGTACCGAGAATGCCTGCTTCCCGCACACCGACGCTGCTATTCCCCACGAGGCACGCGGCGTTCCGTAGCAGCCCCAAGAACTGCTCGGCCGGCAGGTGGCGGTAGAAGCGCACCGGGGCGTTGTGCTCATGCTCGAGGCGCAGTTCCTTCTCGATGCCCTCCGCGCCGGGGTCGATGTTCGGCCAGAACCACAGCACCTGCAGGTTGCCGGCGCTGCGGCACACCGCGTCGAACAACTCTCGCGGCGTGAACTCGTCATCCAGGCACGGATGGTAGAGCGCGACGACGTAGGGCGACGCCGGGTCGAACTCAGGACCAATGCCCGTCGCGTTCAGAACCGGGGCCGGCGGCATCTTCGCCCTGAGCGCCAGGTCGACGCTCGGGCAGCCGGTCAGGTGCACGTTCCTGTGCCCGGCCTGGTAGAGCGTCCGGTAAGCGTCGCCTGTCGGCACGCAATGGACGTCGGCCAGGGCGGTGTTGGCGAAACGCACCTTGTCGTCGATGTTGCCACTGCGCTCACCGCCCAGGATATGCGTCAGCGGGATCTGGTTGTAGCTCGCCGCGATGCTCACTGCCAGGGTCTCGTAGCGGTCGGCCACCACGACCACGCGGTCGGGTTCCAGGAAGTCGAACACCGTTGTCAGCTCGGCGATGAGTTGGCCGGTGTAAGCCGCGGCGCCGTTCAGCCCATGCGGCTCGATGCCGGCGCAGCGGTAAATGGGCACGAACTCCGCGAAGGTGGCGATGTCGTGCTCGACGTTGCCGAAGCGGGTCAAGGCCGCGGAGCCCGCCAGCACGATGCTGAGGTGCGCGTTCCGCGCTTCCAACTCTTCGATGACCGTTTGCACTCGAGCGAGCGACGCCCGGGCGGTGATGACGATGACAATGTGGTTGGTCATTGCGGCGCTTATAGCCCTACGGGTTCTTGCGGAACAGGCTGATTTTCTCCATCTCCGCGTCGAAGCACTCCTTCCTGCCACGGAGAATGCGCTCGCGCTGGTGAGCGAAGTCGCAGATCTCCTTCAACTGGTGGGCTTCGTGACTGCACGCCTGGTCGGGCCCGGGCAGTGCTTTCGAGAGGGTGAAGTGCACCTCGATGACCTCAGCGCCGAGCGTCATCGCCGCAATGGGTGCTGCCACGGTTCCGGTGTGATCGCTATAGCCCACACCGGTGTTCAGGTAGGACTGGTGCCACTCCTGGATGACGCCGAGCCGCGTCAAGGTCAGCGGCGTCGGATAGACGCTCGTGCACTGGAGCAGCGTCACCCGTGGTGCATCGGCCAGTGCCGCTCGAGCATGGATGACTTGCGGCGGCGTGCAGGCTCCAGTGGAGCAGATGACCGGCTTGCCCTTCGCCGCGACGTGCGCCAGGAAGTCGAGGTCGGTTACTTCGGCGCTGCCTATCTTGTGCACCCTCACCAAGGGGTCAATCTCGTCGGTGCCCTGCATGTCGTACGCCGTGCAGAGAAAGTCGAGATGCGCCTGTTCGGCATGCGCGTAGAGCGCAGACATTTGCTCGAGCGTAATCCGCCGCCGGTGCTGGAACTTCACCGCATCCACGCCGCACTCCGCGGCCACGTCGATCATCCTCTTCGCAATTTCCACTGAGTTCTGAAAGTTGTTGCAGCACTCCGCAATCACATACACGTCAGCCACGGGTTTCCTCCAGGCGCTTCGCCAGCTCGGTCCGAATCCACGCACTCAGCGTCAAGCCGGCGCGCCTCGCGGCTGCAGCCCACTCACGCTTTTCCTCCGTGGGAATGCGTAACTTGATGATCTCGTCGTTTCTCATGTTGCCACATTGTAGGCACAACTCCTGCGGCTTTCAACTCTGTGCCGGAAAGTACGAACTCGGTCGGATTTCAGGCGGAGTTCGAGTTGGGGGATTTCAACCGATTGGGGAATGTGTACACGTTGTGGGCACAACTTGTAGGAATTTTCAAATTGCTTGAAGTGCTACTACGTCAACGTACCCGTGTCGGCGCAGCCCCACCGCCAGGGGTCGCCGCGTCGCGCTCCAAGCTCCGCGGCGCCTGGCACCTACCCAATCGGGTGTATCTCAGCGCACTAGAACGGTTGTTCTTCGCATAACGGGTGTTATGTCAAATCGAGGAGCGCACAGGGTGAAGGGTGAAGCATGCCGGCGAACGGCGCGTCGCTCTGCGGCTCCATGCGCGTAGCGCCGAGCCGGAAGCGCGGAAGGATTCGACCTACTAGCTTTGAGCTGTGACCACAGAGCGCAGGGTGATGAGCGCCGAGCACTGTGGCTTGGCTGTGACCACGGGGTCAGAGCACAGAGCGCTACCTGGACGCGCTCAGCCCATCAGGTCATCAATCGAAGGTTCGCGGAACTCCGCATCGACGGTGACCGCCGAACGCTTGCGGCCATCCACCAGCGTGTCCAGCTTGCCGTCTATCGCTTCGAGCCGTTGCAGTAGCTCGCTGTCGCTCAGTTTGCCGATACTGGCGAATGGATGCGTTAGCGACGCGCCATCCTCCGGGCGTTCGCTGTAACCGGCGAGCCTTGCCATGGTCGCGACCATCGCTGCCCATCTGTCCGGATTCTTTGCGGCGTAGGCCTTGATGTCATCAACCGTCTGTGCCCCTAGCATCGCCCGGATTAGCTCTGGCCTGAATGCCGCTCTGTCGAGGCTCTGTATCTGCAGGAGCAGCGCTCTGCCCTCCGCTGACCTTTCGACTGCGGCGACCATGCTGCCGCACTGCTCTGGATACGATCCACTGTCGGATAAGTTCGGCATCGGTGGCGTATTCACCGCCAGGGAGTCGGCATGCGGGGAATCCGTCTTCGCTGATCCAGCGTCGCAGTGTCCAGTATCCACAGCCTATGTGCTCCGCGATTGGGGCTAAGCCGACAAGTAGCTTGCCAGTGCCCTTGATGTGTCGTCCCGCCATGCCCCGAGCCTAGGCCGCATCGCCCCGGAATATCAAGTCCCCTCGATATGAAAAACGGATCTATGCGATTTTTCGCATCGGCCTTGCATTGTGGCCACAATGCGTCATACTGATACACACAGACCGACAACAACGAACGAGGCACCGAGACATGAACTACGAAACATTCAACGAATACGGGTTGATTGCTTTCACGCTGATTGCTATCGGCGGAATGGTAGCGGCTTGGTGCCTGATAGCCGGAATCTGACAGCCGATTAGCCTAAGCCGCCCCACGCTGGGCGGCTTACACGAATCGACCGACAACAACGAGGATCTGAACATGCGAACAATCTGCACCACATGCAACGGCGAAGGCTCCATTTTCCACGATGACGGCCCGCAAACTAACTGCCACGACTGCGAAGGTTTTGGCGAGTACGAAGTGACCGACGACGTTATCGCCAAAGCGCTGGCGCACCTTGACGCTTTGCGCGAAGCGGGAGCTCATCCGGATGACGAAGCGGAAGCGCACGGTGCCTTGTGCGATCTCGTCGCCGCCATGGATGCCGACAAGTGACCACCATCACCCTACTAGCCATCAGCGGCCACCTATACGCACTAGAGCGCATCGGCGACCGCACCATTCTCACACTGCTAACAACGAACGGGGATAGGACATGACCGACAAAATCAAGGGCGCGGCCGTGCTGTACCATGGCCCCAGCATGATCGACGGCGAAGAAATCGTGCTCATAGCCACAAGCGCGAGCCGCAATGCTAAGACGGGCGCGATGATCCAGACTTGGATCCTGCGCGCCGACGTCGCCCCCAACATCGCCGCGCGTGATGGCCGCGACGCTTCCATCTGCGGGAATTGCCCGCTGCGCTATGACGCGGCCACCGGTCGCCGCGACTGCTACGTGCGGACGCAGGAAGCGCCATTGTCCGTCTACCGCGCCTTCCAGCGCGGTCGATACGTTCGCGCGGTCGACCACGCCAGCCGCGCGGATTTCGGCGACGGACAGATTGTCCGCATGGGTTCTTACGGTGACCCGGCCGCCGTGCCCGCGTACGTGTGGTCGCAACTCTTGTCGCGCTCCGCCGGCCGGACCGGCTACACGCACCAATGGTGGCACCGCGACCCGCTCGTGACCGCGAACGCTCGCGCGTTGCGCCCCTACGTCATGGCGTCATGCGACACGCCGCTCGAACACCAGGTCGCAACCGCCGACGGCTGGCGCACCTTTCGCACGCGCCGCCCGACGGACGTCGCCATGCCGCCGGAGCGCGTGTGTCCGGCCAGCGCGGAAGCGGGCGCGAAAACGACGTGCGCCGCCTGCCGCGCGTGCAGCGGCTCCGCCGGACGCGGGCACAGCTCAATCGTCATCAACCTTCACGGTGCGGCTGCCCGCCGCGCCGCCTGACACCTACACGCCCCGCGCTTCAACCGCGCGGGGCTCGAAACCTTGAGGAATGACGAGATGGAAATTCTGAACGCTCACGATGCCGAACACTTCGCGACCCGGTGGCTGCTCGAATCCACGCCGGAACGCGCCGCGTGGCATATTCGCCACGCCGCCGACTCCGCTGACCGGTGCGCCGGACTAACCCCGCACCACAGCCCAACCATGCGCGCGGGATACGAAACCGCCGCGCGCGTCTTGCGGTCCTACCTTCCAGATGCCAAGCAGCTCGCGCGCAAGTACGCGCAAGGCAAACCATGATCCGCCCCACCCCCTACGAACTCCGTGCCGCGCGCCTGGGCGCGCGATTGAGCCAAGCCGCGGCCGCTGCCCTACTCGGCGTCTCGCGCGTCTCCTGGTCGCGCTGGGAAAGCGAGACGAGCGGTTTTGCGATGTCGCCCGGACTGTGGATCGCGTTTAAGGCTGTGCTCGAGTCCGGTGAGGCCGCGCGCTGGGCGGCCACGCTGGCGAATCTCAAGAGCGCCGCTGCGCGCGCGCGCGCGCCCGTGAGCGCCTGGCGAATCGTTAAACCAACAATCGAGGACTGAACCGTGAAAAAGAACTGCATTACCTGTGACGGCACCGGCACCATCTACCACCTGGACGACTCGCAAACCAAATGCCTCATCTGCAACGGCGCGGGCTTCCATGAAAAACCCGCCCCGCGCAAACCGACTATCTACGAAGCGCTGACCGCTAAACTTGGCCGCGCACCTACCAATACCGAGTGCCGCGACGAATGCCGCCGCATCATCGCTAGCAGTGCCGAATACGCGCCCCGCGCGCCGAGCCGCTACCGCGTTGAGCGCCGCACCTTCGACACGCTGAGCGAAGCACAGGCGTACGCTAAGCGCTTCCTTCCGCGCGTCGTGGCCATCTGCTACGCGAGCCCAAAACTATAACCCTTTCAGGTACCCCCATTCGGGTAGGGGTGGCTGCGGCCACCACTGCCCCCGCGCGGCCCGCGAAAGCGCAAAAAATCACGCGGTTAAGATGTTAAGATAATACCCCCTTTTTTAAAAAGTCCTCATGAAAAAACATAGGGAAAACTTTCAAAAGAGGCCCATTATCTTAACATCTTCACCGCTGCACCGCAGCAAAACCTATTCAACGTCCGAAAGCGACGTTATTTGCAGATTCAACCCGCAAAAAACTGCACCTTTCTTTGCGTATTCTTTTGCGAATCCGCGGTCCTGCAATCTTTTGCTAAGTGCCTTCGCGCTCGACACAAAACGCAATTCTCCGCGCGCTCGCGCCCACGCTTCCCAGTCCCCCCACAAGCCAGACAGACTACACTTTTGGGTAGGTTCTAATACACACCGTTCGCGCAGCCAGTCCGCCAGCAAGTCCATATCCGAACGGTATTCGCGCCGCGCCGCCTGTACGGGTGGCGGAAACACGAGTCCTTTCTGGTGCAGGTAGTCGAGGTGCCCGCGGACGATCCACGCCAGTATTCCGCGCGCCTCTGCGCGCAGCCGCGCCTGCCGCTGGGGGTCTTTGGCGGGGTCGTTCTCGAACGAGCGTTCGCACTTGAGAGTGCAGAGGCGCCGCCAGATCCCTAAGTCATCGCCGCGGATGAGTGGCTTATGGTTGGTGGACATCCAGGCGGTCCAGGTAGGTTGGATCTGAACGATGGTCCCGGAGTACAGCGCTCGCGCGGGTATTTTGTCGCCGCCGGCCATGGCCTTGATCACGTCCTCGCGCAGCTCGGCGTCCTTTGGCGGTTCGGACACCAGCACCAGCCGCGCGCCTATGAGGTCGAGCAAGTCCGGTCGTGCCAGGCCGGCATTGCCGGGGTTGGCGGGATCGCGGACGAACGACGACGAGTGGGCGCTGAGCGCATGCGCGCCGAGTGGATGCACGATTGAATTGAGCAGCGTGCTTTTACCGTTGCCGCCGCCGCCGTAGGGGATCACCAGAATGTCCTCGACGGGATCGCCGCTGACTGAATAGCCGATCAGCCGCTGGAAAAAACGCACCATTTCCATGTCGCCTTGCATGACATCGAACAGCGTTTCCTCGAATAGCGGGCACTGCGCCGCGGCGTCGTAGTCCACCGCGGCGACGCGCGTAATGCGGTGCGCTCTGTCCGGTGGTAGAAGCGCGCCGGTCATGAGGTCGACCACGCCATTGCGCACGCCCAGGTATCGCGCCTGCGCGTCGATCTCACTGGCGCGCACCCACAGGGACGGCTCGAGCGTCGCGATCTTCACCATGTGCTCATACATCGACCAGCGCTGCGACGCGGCGCACCATTTGAGCAGATCCGCCTTTTCTTTGTCCGAATCACAAGCGTCCACGTCCGCGCGCATACCGTCAACAATCGACTTCGCGAGTTGCTGCGGATACGTCAGCGACACCTTGTCCCACCACCCGCCGTTGAAATGGTAGAACTGCCCCGTCTCCGGGCAGAACATCAGATCGCGCCCAAACGCATCCACCAACCGCTGAGCGTTGCCCGCTTCGGTGCGAGCGTAACCGCCTCCGCCCTTCGCCCGTTGCGCCTCACCCCTGAGCGCTATCAGCCACTTCAACGTCACCGGCCGTCCGCTGCGGCGGCCGAAGGACTCCCACTTGTAGTCGCCCGTCTCTTGCACGAACTTCGGCGAGTCGCCGCACCACTCGTCCCACAACGCTTTCCACTCATCGGCGCCGCCACCCTCATGGTGAAGCGCCATGCCAACGCGCAGCCACTCGTCGTAATCCAGCACGGCAGGGTCGCCCGCGTAGGCGAGCAGCGCGCGCGCCTCGTCGATTGACAGGCCCAGTGGCGGCGCATAATCTGTCATCGGGTCGCCGGTCTCCCCCCTCGTGTCCGGCGCCCGGTTCTCGTTCAGTCCTCCAGTCCCCTTTGAGCCCGGTTCGCCGGGCTCTTCTCTTTCTGCTTCGCACGCCGCCATCCACGCCTCGACCGCCGACCACTCCACCAGAGTCAATTCCCCCGGCGCCCACTCCCTGAACCCCCCGAGCAAGTCCGTCCACTCGTACTCTCGGCCCGTATCCGGGTGCGTGCCGTACACCACACACTGCTGGCCGGTGCAGAGCACCTCTAAATTCCCGCGCTTCAGCTTCGCGTGCGGCCCGCTGAGGCGATACAGCAGTAGCCGCTTAGGCCACGCCCCCACCCGCACGGGCGCGCAGCCTAGAAGCTCCAGTGCCAGTGCTTCGCAGCGCTCGGCGTAAGCCTCGTCGGCTGAGTCGATGTCCAGCGCCACGACGTACCACGGCGCGACGCCGAGCACCAGGCCGACGTTGCGTGCGTGGTGCTGGTTGAACTGCTCGGGGGAGATAGTGCCGCCCTTCTGCCAGGCGGGGAGGATCGGGGCTTTAGCCCTACAGGGGGTGACGGTGTAGCCCGCCGCTTGAAGCGCGGCGCCGATGGTTGCGAACATGTTCAAACTCCTGTGAGAGCGTTGAGCCGCTCTCGGGTCAGGTCGATATATTTTTCGTTGAGTTCGATGCCGACGTAGCGCCGGCCGTGCTGCAGGGCCACGGCGCCCGTTGTGCCGCTGCCGTTGAAAGGATCCATGACGAGATCGCCAGAACGCGACCCGGCCAGAATGCACGGTTCAATCAGCGCTGGCGGAAAGGTGGCGAAGTGCGCGCCCTTGTAGGGCTTCGTCGTAACGGTCCACACCGAGCGCCGGTTGCGCGTCCCCCGAGCGCCTACATTCAACAGATTGGCTTTCGTGCGATGTTCTTCGCTGGCGCTCGCCTCGTAGGCGTCGGTGTACTTGTGCCGCTTGTTGCCCGGCGCACCGCCCGTGGCGGGCTCTTGCATAGCCGCGTTGTCGAAATAGTAGCGCTCCGACTTCGTGAGCAGGAACAGGTACTCGTGCGCTTTGGTGCAGCGGTCGGTGACGCTCTCCGGCATAGGGTTCGGCTTGTGCCAGATGATATCCTGACGCAGATACCAGCCATCTTCTTGAAGCGCGAAGGCGACGCGCCACGGAACGCCGAGCAAGTCTTTCGGCTTGAACGTCTTGTCCCGCAGACCATAACCAGACTTCAATTTCGGACGTTCGGTATCACATGCAGCCCCTGCGCTGAAACCACTAGAAGGCCCGGCGTTGCCGTTGTAAGCGTTGTAACAGTCCCCCAAATTCAACCACAGCGTTCCGTCATCGCGAAGCGCGTGGCGCACATCGCGGAACACGCGAACCATGGTGGATATGTAGTCTTGCACGGTCGGCTCCAACCCCAGCTGCCCCTCGACGCCGTAATCGCGCAGACCCCAATATGGGGGGCTGGTCACAACGCACTGCACTGACCCGACAGGGTAATCACTCAGCACTTCGCGCACGTCGCCGTGCAGCAATTCCGCATCGCCCATCATCTCCGGCATACTAAGCATCACCCTTCCCCCTTCGCCCAGTGCGGGCAGCGCCGGCAAGCATCGCACAACTCGCCCCGGCCGATCCCCGTGGCCGCTTCAATTCGCCCAGCGAGATCGGCGCTCGCGGCCCGCTGCCCGTGTACCACATGGCGGAGCGCGTCCACGCTACTCTTGACAGCGCGCGCAAGCCTGCGCTTATCATTCGGCTTGGCTCCGCGCCACCAATCTGCAAATTCTTTCGGTTTCATGTTGACAGGCCTTGGACCACGTGGTACATAGCTAAACACGAAACGCGAAACCCTGCAACCTAGGAGCATTGAACGATGAGCTTGGAATCTGAAATCAAAACCCTGACGGCTGCGGTGCAGCAACTCACGGAGGTGCTGCGCAACCAGGCGCAGATGCCGCTGGCGTTTGACCAGCGCTACGAATTCAACAATTTACCCGTCGCCGCGGATGGTACGGTGGAGATCTCCAACAGCGATGAGCTTGCGCCGAAGGGCCACAGCGTTGCGGCTGTACGGGACAAAGCTGAGGGCTTCGCTGCAACGCCGCAGGACGCGAAACCCAAGCCGCAAGGATTGCAATCTCTCGTTGAGCAGAAAGCGGTGCTCGAAGTCGCAGCGGACAACACCGTTACGGTCACGCCCGTCGCGGCGACGCTCGAGGACTGCAAGGCGGCGTTCCGCGTGTGGACGAAGCAGTATTCCGACATGCCGCCGAAAGAGCAGCACGCTCACGGTGCGGCACTGCTGGCGAAGTTCGGCGCGGCGAAGCTGCCGGACTTGAAGCCTGAGAGCTACGCGGCGTTTGTGGCTGCGTGCGGGGGTGCGTGATGGCTACGGCAAAACCGAGACTGAAGCCGCGCGTGAAGAAAGCGCCGGAAGGGCTGCGCGACAGCATCGCCTCCCGCGCTTTGGCGGCCATGGTTGGTTCCTGCGCGGAACGGATTCGTGAGGTCGCCAGCGACGGCAGCATTCGCGACGGCTGCCTCTTTGCGGATCGCTATGTCGTTGCGGGCCGAGCCGTGGAATACGCCGACGAACTGCTGAAGGCGCTCGGCTATGAGTAACGGGCACTCCAAGCTTTTCTCTCCGAGCGCCGCGCCGCGCTGGATGCGCTGTCCGGGGTCTGTCGCGCTGACGAAGGACATGCCCGACGAGACGAGCAAGTTCGCCGAAGAGGGCACGCTGGCGCATGAGGTGGCGGCGATGCTGCTGCAGTTCTCGCCGCCGGTCATCCCCGAGGGCGTCGAGCAGGAGATGGTCGACTATGCGCAGGTGTATGCGGACTACGTTTTGTCCGAGCAAGACCGCACGGGCGGGCAACTGTACATCGAGCAGCAGGTCCACTTCTCGGCGACGCTCGGCGTCAATGAAGGCGAAGCGACGGGCACTGCCGACGCGATCATCGTGTCGGACGACGAGATCGTAGTCATCGACCTGAAGTACGGTCGCGGCGTTCAGGTGTTCGCGGAGAGCGAGCAGTTGAAGCTCTACGCGTTGGGCGCAATGGAAGCGCACGATCCGCTGGGTCTCATCGACCGGTTCAAGCTGGTCATTGTTCAGCCACGCCTCGATCACATTGACGAGTTGGTGCTGACGCGCGCGGAGATGGAGGACTTTGCCAGCGACGCGCGCGTGGCTGCCGAAGTGGTGCTGGCGGGCGTTGCGCAGCAAGAAATCGGGCTGGTCAACGCGGCGTGGGCCGACGCCTTCCTCGCGCCGAGCGAAAAGGCCTGCCAGTGGTGCAAGGCCAAGGCGACGTGCCCGGCGCTGTCGAAAGCCGTGGCGGAAACGGTCGGCGTAGCAGGCATCGACGACATGGAGGATTTGACTGCGGAGACGGTCGCAGATCCCGACGCGCTCACCAACCGCTCGCACCTTTCATCTGCGATGGCGCGGGTCGGCATGATTGAGGACTGGTGCAAAGCCGTGCGCGCAGCGGTCGAGGGCGAACTGATTGCCGGCCGCGCGGTGCCTGGCTACAAGCTGGTCGAAGGTCGCCGGGGCGCCCGCAGTTGGTCCGACGAGACGGCCGCAGAGGAACTGCTGCGCAAGACATTCAGGTTGAAGGTCGAGGAGGCGTACAACCTCAAGCTCATCTCGCCGACCCAAGCCGAAAAGCTGATTGGCGACTCGCCGCGGCGCTGGAACAAGGCCAAGGCGCTCATCACGCAAGGCCAAGGCAAACCGAGCGTGGCGCCGGAAAGCGATAAGCGCCCGGCGATAACTGTATCCCCGGACTCGTCCGGTATGGAATCAATCGAAGCGGAGTAACCAAAGTGGAAATCATTCTCAAAAACGTGCGACTCGCATTTCTGAACTGCTACGAGCCCGGCAGCTACGAGGGCAAGCTGAGCTATGGGGCGCAGTTGATCATCGACCCGGCCGACGAGGCCCAGGTGAAGAAGCTGGACGACGCCATCCAGGCCTGCGCCGTCGAGAAGTGGGGCGCGAAGGCCGGCGCTTTCCTTAAGGAGATGAAGGCGAAGGACAGAGTGTGCTTCCGGCACGGGCCGAAGATGGCCGCGAACGGCGAGCCGTATGACGGCTTCGCGGACAAGTTCTATCTGTCGTGCAGCGCACCGGAGAACAAGGCGCCGCTGTGCATCAAGCGGGACAAGTCCATCAGCACGCCGCGCGACGGCGACCTCTACGCGGGGTGCTACGCAGACGTGAAGCTGGCGCTGTGGGCGCAGGACAACCAATACGGCAAGCGCATCAACGCTCAGCCGCTGGTGTTCCAGCACCGCGCGCACGGCGACGCCTTCGCAGGCGGTCCGCCGCCGAGCGTCGACGGCATGGACGACCTGAGCGATACCGGCGAAGAGCTGGAGAGCTTGATGGGTTGAGCACACGGCCGGAGGGTGGGCAGGGACGCTCTGCCTCCGGTTATTTCTCTCCGAGCGCCCCGCCGTAACCGCAACACCACGCGGCGGGGCGCTCACTTCTACGAGGGGCTGAACATGACAACGCTGACCGTTGAAGATCTGAGCGCCGAGGCCAAGCGCCGGATGGCTGAGTACCACATCAAGCCGCGCCAGGAGCGCGAGCCGGTGCCGCTCTGGTGTGACCGGGACATCGGCATGAACGAACTGCATGCGGCGCTATCCGCTGCGGGCTTGGAGCTTGTGGCCGAGGTGCGCGCCCCGTGGAAGCTGGTGATCCGTCGGAGAACGTGATGGAGAAGTGGCTACCAGTAGTGGGGTATGAAGGCGCTTATGAAGTGAGTGACCAGGGGCGGGTTCGATCGATTGACCGCTACATCACTCAGAAGAGCGCAGGTGGCGGTTTGATAACCCGGCTCTACAAAGGAAGGCTGCTCAAACCGGCGAAGTCGACGCGTTCCGGCCACGTAGGCGTTAGCCTGCGTAGCAAGACGTACCACGTGCATACCTTAGTGCTTCGGACTTTTGTCGGGCCGCCGCCAGCGGGACTGGAGTGCCTTCATCTCAACCACAACGGCGCGGATAATCGTCTCGACAATTTGAAGTATGGAACGCGGCGGGAAAATGCGCTAATGCGCGCCGCTCCGGATAGCCCGACGTACCGTACACACTGCAAACGAGGCCATGCGTACGGGCCCGACAATGTTCAGCCGTACATGGCAAGTCTCGGATGGCGAACCTGTCGAAAATGCCAGCACATCTGGCTCGCGAATCGCAGGGCGGAACGTAAGGCAGTGCAGGCATGATTCTATTCGGGGACACAGAGACGTTCGCCGAAGTGCCGATTAGCGTTGGTACGGCGCGCTACGCAGAGAGCGCCGAGATAACGCTCAACGTGTTCGCGCTGGACGACGGCCCGGTTATCGTTGAAGACTGGACCGCGGCGCCTCCGAGCGACGCCTTCCGTGCCGCGTGGGAACGCGCCGATACGTTGTGCTACCACAACGCCAGTTTTGATAGAACCATGCTGGCAAAGCACGGGTTCGTTGCCCCCTTGGCGAAATTCTGGTGCACCGCTGCCCAAGCCTTGCAGCACTCGTTGCCGGGTAGCCTGGGGCCGCTGAGCGAAATCTACCAGCTCGGAGATCAGGGCAAGGACAAGCGCGGGAAGCAGTTGATCCAACTGTTCTGCAAGCCCCGACCGAAGACCTCTGCGCTGCGCCGCGCCACACGGGAGACGCACCCGACCGAGTGGGCCGAGTTCATCGAGTACGCACGCCAGGATGTGGTGGCGATGCGAGAGCTGCACCGCAAGCTGCCGAAGTGGAATCTGACGCCCGTCGAACGGCAGGCTTGGATACAGCATCAGGAGATCAGCGAGCGGGGCTTCCACGTCGACCTCGACTTAGCCCGCGAAGCCGTGGCGCTCGGCGCCAGGACGAAGGAGGCGCTTCAAGAGCGCACCGCGGAGATCACTGGCACCGACCTTGCGGTCAGCCAGCGCGATGCGCTCCTGAAGCTGCTCCTTGAGGACTACGGCGTATCCCTGCCTGACATGCAGGCCGCCACACTTGAGCGGCGCATTCAGGACGAGTCGCTGCCGGAGCCGGTGCGGGAGTTGTTGGAGATCCGGCTCTGGTCATCCAAAGGCAGCAACGCGAAGTGGCAGGTGCTGCTGAACTCAGTGAGCCACGACCAGCGTCTGCGCTTCACGGCGAAGTTCTGCGGGGCGAACCGCGCCGGCCGGATCAGCGGCTCGGGCTTCCAGCCGCTCAACCTGCCCCGGCCGCCGAAAAAGCTGAAGAAGCACATCCCCGAGGGCATCGACTTCATCAAGGCCGGCGTGGCTGACCTCGTGTACGACGCACCGATGGACATGGCCAGCGCGGCGCTCCGTGGCGCCATCATCGCGCCGCCCGGCAAGAAGCTGGTAGTGGCGGACATCAACGGCGTACAAGACCGGCTGACGGCCTGGTACGCAGGCGAAGAGTGGGTGCTCAAGGCATATCGGGACTACGACGCGGGAGTGGGGCCCGACGTGTACATGACCACCTATTCGCGCCTGTTCAACGTCACGCTCGAGCGCGTGATCGCCGAGAACGAAGCGGGCGGCAACTGGCGGAACGTCGGTAAGGTCATACGCCTGGCCGGTGGCTTCGGCGGCGGCGTGAATGCCGTCACCCGGATGGCGGCGCTCTACAACGTTGCGCTGAGCGATGCTGAGAAGAAAGAAATCATCGACAAGTACCGCGCGCAGAGTCCCCACATCAAAGCGTTCTGGTACGAACTGGAAGAGGCGTGCAAGGGTGTCATCACGTCACCGAGCGGCACGCGCCGCCAGTTGGACAAGCTGGAGATCGTGCGCTCGGGCTCGTGGCTGAGGGTCGTATTGCCGAGCGGTCGGTCGCTTAGCTACGCGCAGGCGCGCGTTGAGCCGGGCAAGTACGGCAACGGGGAGATCACCTACGCCGGCACGAACGAGTACACCAAGCAGTGGGGCCGCGTGAAGACCTGGGGCGGCAAGGTCACGCAGAACATTGCGCTCGGCACAGAGCGCGACATCCTGGTGGCGAACCTGCAACTGATGCGGGACAGCGAATACGTGCCGGTGTCGACGTGCTATGACGAGGTGATCGCCGAGTGCGCCGAAGATGCGCCGCTCGAGCCGTTCGTCAGCCTGCTCGCCACCGTTCCGCCCTGGGCACCCAATCTCCCTTTAAAAGCCAGTGGGTTTGAAGCGCTACGCTATCGTAAGGATTGACGCCATGCACTTAACGCACGAAGAAATACGCAACGTATTTGAGTATGAAGATAGAGGTATTTTGCGCCGAGTTAACGGAGGCAAGAAAGACTACCCTTGGCGCGGTGCTGGATTGGACCGAAAGTATTTTTCTTGCAAGGTCAAAGGCAAGGACGTCTATCTGCACCGGGCGATTTGGTTTTGGCACTACGGTTGGGTGCCTAATTCGTTAGACCACATCGACGGTAACCCCAGCAACAACAAGATTGAGAACCTCCGGCCGTGCACGCAAACTCAGAACAACTACAACATGCGAAGGCCAAGTAGTAATACGAGCGGAGTGAAAGGGGTCCGATATTGTGCGGGTAGGGCAAAGCCGTTCAGGGCGGAGATTCGCATAGCCGGAAAGAAGCACCACATAGGGTATTACGAAACATTGGAAGAAGCTGCGATTGCGTACAAAGATTACGCGACGATCGTTGCCGGTGAATTTGTGAGGGCGGTATGAGCGTTCAGCGCATCGAAGAGTACGCCCCGGACGGCGTGCGCTACGTGCAGGGTCCGCCGTGCAAGCATGGGCATTCAGGCGTGCGCTACAAGAAGCGCAACGGCAAGACCGGCGGCTGCGTGTACTGCCACACGGCGCGGAACCGCGGCGAGAAGCCCGAGCAGGAAGTGGTGCTGAGGTATGTGCTTAAAGCTGATTGGACAGTGGAGATCCGGACATGAGACTTTCAACCTGCAAGCGTTGCGGCGAAGACACGGTGCTTCGCCAAGCACAAGTGAAGGGCCAGGAGCAGTGGCTCGAGTACGACGACGACAACCACGAGCGGCTGCACAAGTATTCGTGCAAGCGCTCAGCTTGGCGCGGTGTGCAGTTAGAACGCCGCCATGCGTGAGACGGCGGTAGAACGTCACCTTTGCCGCGTAATCAAAACACTCGGCGGCGAATGCTTGAAGTTTGTCAGCCCTGGGCGCCGGGGCGTGACGGACCGAGTGGTGATGCTCCCTGGCGGCTTCGTGGCGTTCGTGGAGCTGAAAGCGCCAGGGGAGAAGCCGCGAGCAGAGCAGGTGCGCTTTCACCAGCGGTGCTTCGATCTCGGCGCGACGTGCTTGGTGTTCGATACGAAAGAGCAGATCAACGATTGGGCTATGAGGGTAAAGCGATGAGTGAAGCACCTCCGTATTTTGTTTTAGACGCTATCGCGCTGGACAAGGACGGCGGCCACTATTCGTATTGGGTGTCGCGCCTTACCGAGGAACGGCTGCACGAGAAAAGCCAGATTGCGACGGTGCTGGCATGGTATCGCCACGAGCTTTCCGCCCTGCGCGAGCAGTTGGAGGCGGCGCGAGCCGCCCGCTGTGGGCACCATGACGACGCGGCAAAGTGGCGCTGCCTGCGAGAGGAAGGCCACGAAGGTGAGCACGTCTTTGCTGGTGAAATCGAGCGCGTATTGAACGACCGCGACGACCTTGCGCGCCGTCTGCGGCTCGCTCCCCACGCGCCTGGGTGCTGCTACGACGTTGCCCCTTGCACGTGCTTCCACGCAACGCCAGAAAAGGACTTCACGGCATGACCGACAGCGAGCGAGAGGCCGTCATAAACGCCCTCATTGACGCGGATCATGAATTGGCCAGCTACGGCGACTTGGCAGACGCCGCCATTGCCGCGCTCGTAGCGGAGAGGGATGAGGCGCGACGCCTTGCCGGTTACGACTGGAACGTGCTGCACGCTATGCAGGCGTCGCTACGCGAGCACATGCAGCGCATCGCCACCCTCGAAGCCGACCTGAACGAAGCGCGACAGAACGCCAAGGCGTATCAGATTGGCGTGCATGCCGTCGTTAAGCAGATGGAGTCCGAGAGGGCCGCCCTTAAAGCCGAGAGCCGTGCGCTGCGGGAGGCGGGCGAGATTGCATTAGGCATTGTCCCGCGCGGGCCGATTCTCACAGCAGAAGCGCGGGCCATATTAGAAGGCCAGCCCGGCGCGCTCGACCGCTGGCTGGGGAAGGGGGTGGGAAATGGCTAAGTGGATGCGGGTTCCTGTGATGGAATCGTTGCGCGCCTCAACGTGCTGGGAGCATACACCGCTGGACTACTACCGCTATGGCGAATACCCGCGCTTCATTCGGCCTGTCAGTGCACACCAGCCGCGCGCTGAATGGAAGCGCGTTGAAATTGAGGGCAAGCCCGCATGAAGCGCCGCGCGCGGTTGAGGCGGGTGAGGCTGCATAGCCACAGGTGGTGGACTGCGGTGATGCTCAAGATGCATTGCGAGCGCTGGGCAGGCGCGGCGCGGTGAAATTCGAGCCCCGACCCTACCAGCGCGACATTGTGAACTACACGCTTGAGCATGAGCGGTGTAGCGCCTGGTCGTTCATGGGTAGTGGCAAAACCATATCTGTGCTGACGATGCTCGACTATCTCTACCGCTTCGGCTACGAGTCGCGGCCGACACTCGTCTTGGCTCCGCTTCGCGTGGCAAGAAGCGTGTGGCCCGCGGAGGCGAAGAAGTGGGACCACCTCGACTTGGAAGTGAGCGCCATCGTCGGCACGGAAAGCGAACGGCTGGTGGCCCTTAAAAGAGACGTACCCGTCTTCTCATGTAACTACGAGAACCTGCCATGGCTGATCTCCCATACAAAAAACCAGTGGCCGTTTGCAGCGATTGTCGCGGACGAATCTACTCGATTGAAGGGTCATCGCCTGAACTCTGGTGGCATCCGCGCGCAGGCCTTAGGCCGCGTTGCGCACTCGCCCAAGGTCAAACGATGGATAAATCTTACTGGCACCCCCAGCCCGAACGGGCTGATTGACCTGTGGGGCCAGCAATGGTTCGTTGACCGCGGCGCGCGCCTGGGGCTCACCTTCACGGCGTTCCAGAACCGTTGGTTCCGCCAGCATCCATCCGGTTACGGCCACGTCGCTACGGAATGGGCGCAGGAGCAGATCCAAGCAGCGCTCGCCGACTGTTGCCTGACGGTCGACGCGAAAGACTACTTCGACCTGGAAGAACCCATAGTGACTGACGTCACCGTCGACCTGCCACCCAAGGCCATGAAGCTCTATCGCCAGATGGAGCAGGAGATGTACATCGAACTAAACGGCGCGGGGGTCGAAGCGTTCAACTCAGCGAGCATGACCATGAAGTGCCTACAGCTCGCCAACGGGGCGATCTACAATCAGGACGCCTCGCGCTGGGATGAAGTGCATGACGCGAAGCTAGATGCGCTCGGAGAGATCATCGAAGAGGCCGCGGGCGAACCGCTCATCGTCTGCTACCAGTTCAAGCACGACCTGGCGCGCATCAAGGCGCGATTCAAGAAGGCGCGCGAACTGCGCACAGCGGGCGACGAAGCCGCATGGAACCGTGGCGAGATCCCCCTGCTGGTACTGCACCCTGAATCCGCCGGCCATGGGCTCAACCTCCAGGATGGTGGGAATCGTATAGTGTTCTTCGGTCATTGGTGGAGCCTCGAGCCGTACCAGCAGGTTATCGAACGCATTGGGCCGGTCCGGCAGATGCAGTCCGGTCACCAGCGCAACGTGTTCGTCTACCACATCCTGGCACGGAACACGCTCGACCGCGAGGTGATGCTCCGACGCAAGACCAAGGCCAGCGTGCAGGACTTGCTGCTCGCGGCGATGAAGGAGAAAGCAGCGTGACCTTCGTAGCAGGACTCGTCGCGGGATTCGTTATGGGTGCTCTGTCGGTTGGGCTACTTGCACCGCCCACTCCTGCAAGGACTCGAGCTGCGCCGCGCACTGGTGATAGCGGCCATAGTTCGTCGCCACCGTCGTAGCCACGTCACTCAGCGTGGAGTGCTCCGGGAAGAGATCCAGCAACGGTGGCGGGCTCAGCAGCACTGGTGGTGCCTGCGGGCTCGGGCACGTCACCTTGAGCGGCGGCGTTGAGCAAGCGGATAAAACCATCAGGGATGACGCAGCGAGAATCGTCAATCTGCGTGACATACTTCGGCACCTCTTTGACGATGGTCTGCGCCTTCGCTTGGACCACGCGAACGCGATCCATGTAGCGCACTTCGACCTGACGGTTGACGGCCTGCAGCCGCTCAACTTCGGCAGTGTACTTGGCCTGGAGTTCGGCCTTCTCTTTGTCCCACAGCGCCTGCGTGTGCGCTTCGCCCTTGGAATACACCCACCACTCGAGCGCCAGTACGGCGGCCACCGCGGCCCAAACCTTCGGGTTGAGCCACGGTGGGGTGGCGAAGTCCAGCAGGCCCATTACGCTTTGCGGCGCTCGGCGATGGGGATGACGATGTTCGGATGGCCGCGACGGTCGAAGATGGTCGTGACATCTTCGACCGTACCCACCAACCGCTCACTCAGATCCTTCGACAGCCGCTCGTTCTGCTCAAGCAGCTTCTCAGCTTCGCACCCAGGCAGTAGTCGACGTAGAAGTTCGGGCATTTTCATTTACCACTCTCGATAAATTTCTCCACGACGTCCTTGAGATTGCCGAGCGTGTTGACCAAGTTCGCTTTGAACTCTGTGTCTGCGATGAACGCGGCCATGATCTTGTCCTGGAGCGCCACAATTCGCATGTAAAAATATCCGGCCGCGATTGCGAAAACCGCACCGACAGGTCCAATCGCCTTGGCTAACTGATCGAAAAACTCCATGGACGGCACTCCGACATGTTCTTCATTCTTGGTTGTGTCAGGCGATAGCATCGTTGCCCAGCATCGTGCAAGTTTCCTCGCATCGTGCAGGGGTCTGTTTGTGCCAGTCGGAGTCCAGTGCGTGAGCCCGCGCCGCGGCGTAGTCGCCACTCTTGAGCGCGAGCAGCATCTTCGGAAAGCCCCGGACGCCTGCTACTCCCAACTGAAAAGCCATGTCAATTAAGCCGCGACGGGGCCATTCTGGTAACCCGCCGAACCACCCAAACGCCGCCGTGAGCTGCCTCACCTTGTCCTCGATGTCTGAGTCGAGAAGACGGTCGCATTCGTCATCACTCAGCGGCGCGCCGCAGAGCGCACGCGCCTGGCCAGCGGTCAGCGACTTGTCCGTGCTGACCAAGTGTCCTATCGCTACAGACCAAAAGCCCTCACTGTCCCGATATACGTCCAGCCGCCGCCCTTCCTGGCGCGCAAGAATGGCGCGGAGGGTGGGGTCAGCCACGGGTGCGAATGTGCTCGTCGTGCAATGCGACGATGACCAGGACGATCAACAAGAGCGGGAAAATTATCATTGCTGCTGCTGCCCCCGGAACATTTCTACACCTGCGGGCACCGGCGCCAACGCCGTAGCCGCTGTGGGAAGTATAGTTGCGGTCGGCGCTTTGGGGTAACTTGCAATCGCGCCGCCCAGCCCCTGTTGGTAGAGCTTCGAGAGGATGCCGGCGCGAACGGCGGGGCGCGCGAAAGCTGCGGAGCCAGCCGCCAGCGCTGCCGGTACGTTTCCGCCCGTTTGCGCAAATGTGGTGGCCATCGAGCCGAACGCCAAAGCGGCGTCCCACAAGCTCCACTGCGGCACAGCGCCCGTATTGCGCACCGGCCCCATGACGTGTTTGAACGAGTTGGCGGTCTGCGCGATTACCTCGAGTCCGCCACCCAGCGGCACCGGATTGTTCGGCCGCGCAGCCATACGCCCAAGCTGCAGCGCGTTGACGTGCCCGTCGCCGGTCAGGGCGCGGTCAATGTTGAGAGAACGCGCGATCAGCGAACGCCCTTGCTTGAAATTCGCCATCTTGGCTGCCCACGCCGCCGCTTGCTCTGGCTGGTTGGTCTGAGCATAGGTGCCAGCAACGCGCTTGGCATTCAGATCGATGAACTGCTCGAGCGCATCCGCTAACTGCAGATACGCCGCGGCAGTATGGAAGTCTTCTTTCGAGCCCTCAGGCCCGCGCGCTTTGGCGAACAGGCTCTTCGCGTCTGAACGGTAATCGGAGATCATATCCACCGCGTCGTGGATGTTCAGAACAGTCGCTTTTCCTCGGGTCGGCGCGTCGTTGTTCCACAGTGGCGGCTCGGCTTTCGGCGCCATCAGCCGGTAATCCGGCATGGGTGAACTGTCATCCACCACGGGGGGCTTTTGGATTGGACCGCCCGTTACGTCTTCGATGGCATCGTTGATCTTCGACGCCGCAGAAGCATACTTCTTGTACTTCATTCCAAGTGCGCGAACCCGAGCGCCGACATTCGCCACCAATTCATCCAACGGACCGTTCGGACCACCGGTCGGCATATCCCCAAGCTCGTCCAGCGGCCGGTAGTACTTCTGCACCACTTGTTTGCGATAGGCGTCGAGCGCGTCGTGCGTCAGGACTTCTTCTTCCTGAAACCCTGGCAGCGACGACTTCGCGATGGCGTCGGAGATCTCCTGGTTGTGGTGCTCCGCCGTTTGCCGCGTCAGGAACTTGCCACTGAAGCCTTCCGCCGCGCTGTTCTTCAACGTCGGATTGGCCTCAGTGGGCGACAACTTGTAGCCGACCTGCAGCGCCTGCTTGGCGGCATTGTCCCGCACTTGGTTGGCTACGCGGTCAACCACGCCCTGTTGGGCGCGAAGCTCGAGTGCGCGCTGCACGCCGCTCAGCGCGCCGCCCACGGCCGCGCCGCCCGCTGCGCCGAGTTCGACGTTCGTTGCGCGGCTTTCCCCTTCGCTCGTCGGTAGCATGGCGCCGCCCACAGCGCCCTGTGCGCCGCCTACAAGCGCGCCGCCCGCTGCCGCAGCCAGCCGGCCCCCGCCAAGCGCTGCCGTTGCCGCCGCACCCACAGGCGCAGCTACAACGGCCACAGGGGCCGTCGCCGCAGCGCCGCCGGCCAGGTTGCCGATGAAGCCGGCCGGGTTCGCCAGAGCCCCAACGGATTCGTCTTTGAACTGGTCGACTTCGGACTGCGGCGTGAGGCCGAGCATCTGCCCGCCGGCCAGCTTCGCGCCCTGGAAGAAAGCGCCGACACCTTCGGCGAAGCGCGCGATGCTGGCTCCGGGCCACTCGTCAGGCTTCGCGTATTCCTTCTGGTCGGCCATGCGCTGGTCGAACTTCTTGCGCGCGAGCACCTGTGCGGCGTTGGGCTCTGCGGGAACGAAGCTACTCGGTTGCCAAGTGCTCTCCGTCGCAGGAACGAAACTGCTGGGTTTCCACTCGTCGGCCATTACTGCGCGCGCTTCCAGCCGTGCTTGAGGGCCTCACCCACTTCGGAAGCGTCGAGGAAACCGGGTTTTCCATCAGGTGTGAGAACCGGAACCATCCCTTGAGTGTTGGGCGCGGCCGGTGCGGCCGGCGCGGCGGCAGCGCTGCCACCGCCACCTTTCTTCAAGTTCAGGAACTTCGCCCGCACCTCCTGGCGCGAGTCCTCGAAGCCCTGGAGGCGATTGTCCATTTCCTGCTTGGCGGCGGCCATGGCCGCCTTGAAAGCGTCGGGCGTCTGTGCGGTGTTGATGATCTTGTCGAACTCGCCACGGGCGGTGTCGGTCGTCACGCCGCCGCCCGTGGCAGTCGTCACGATGCGCGCGTACTCGTTGCGGAAACCGTTGACGTACGTATTGAACGCGGCGAGATCTGGGTCGTTCGTGCCGGCCGCTTTGCCCGCATTCAACCACCGGTTGAAGATGGGCACGTTGGTGTTGTCGACCTTATCGGCAAATTCAAGTGCCTTGTCCGCGTTCAGCTTGGCGGTCTTCTCAAACGCGGAAATCTTCTGGCCCTGCGCTTCGAGTTGACGGTAGCCGCTCAACACGGCCTTGTTCATCGTGGCGCGCGCAGCCGCTTCGGCCGAAGTATCGCCAGCGTCTGCGGCTTGCCGTGTGGCCTCTTCGAGTACGGCTATGCGGTTCTGCGTGGCTTTCGTTCCGCGGCCTAGTTGTGGCAGCGTACCGTCGATATTGTATTGGGCCGCGGCGCGCGACTGCGCTTCTGGCGATAGGTCAGGCGTGGCGGCGTCGGCCACGTCCTGCCGCGCCTGCGCAGTGGCGCTGGCCTTGGCGCCGGCAATTCGGATCTGCTGCGCTTCCACGTCTGGAGGCAGCAGCTTGGATGCCTCGTCCGCTTGAAACAGCACCTTACCATCCGGCAGCACCAGTGCGCCGCCGTGGCCGATGACTTTCGGCGCGTTCTGCGCGTTCAGTGTGTTCAACTGCCCATTCAGCGCTTGGATGCGCTGCTCGGTGGCGTTCATCAACGTGGTGAACTTCTCGAGGCCGGCCTGCGTGGTGATGCGCGGCGCGGCAGCCTGCAGGTTCTGCAGCTTCTGCGTCTCGATGTCGATGAGGCGCTGCGTCTGCGCGACCTGGGTCTGCACGCCGACGGCCTGCGGATTGGCCAGCGGGTCGTCGGGCGTAGCTTGGAGCTTCGCCGTGCGGTTGGCGATCAGCGCCGCAGAGCGCGTCGGATCGGTGAACACCGGCAGGGCCGCGGTGGCGCCGTTTCGTGCCATTTCGGTCGTGGCCGAATCGATCAGCGGAACGAGCGTTTCGGTCGGCGCTTTGCCGATGAACTCCTGCATGTTCGGCGCGATGTCTTGCCCTGTCGCCTTCTTGAACTGCGCGAACATGACGGGGAGTTGTGTCTTGCGGGTCTGCGGGTCCATGCCTGCGGCGTCGCGCAGCAGCGACATGAACTGCAAGCCCTGTGCGTCGGTCTGCGTGGCCTGAGCCGCGGGCGCAAGCGCGCTGCTGATGGCCTTCGAGTCCGACATCGCATTCTGGAGCTGCTGAAGCGTGATGTCCTGCTTCTGCTTTTCCAGGTCGATGGTTTGCTGGTGCTGCTGCAGCGACTGCCAGTGCTGAGCGATGCCCTGTCCTGCCGTGAAGCCTTGCGCAATACCGCCAAAGAGATCGCCGAGACCAGCCATCAGAAGAACCCGTACCTGTCGCCTTGCGACTGCATGTAGCTACTACCGCCACCCCCGAACAAACCGCCGATCCCCCCGCCCAAACTGCCGCCGATGCTCGCGCCCAACGGGCCGCCGAGCGCCGCGCCGCCGATGGTGCCGAGCAGCGAGCCAATACCGCCGAACATGCTGCTCTGGTTTTGTAGTTCGGCCTGATATTGCTGGCTGC